TTAGTAGGGGCTGTTCAGCTGTGCTATAATTGCCTTGGATTTCTCCGTAAGGGTCAGTCTCACCGCTGCCAACTTCTCCGCTGCCAACTTCTCCGCTGCCAACTTCTCCGCTGCCAACTTCTTCGCTGCCAACTTCTCCGCTGCCAACTTCTCCGCTGCCAACTTTTCGGCTGTAGCAGTATCGGAAAGCAGGATAGAATTTCCGAATTCACCAGCTTTGCCTTTGCAAGTCTGACCGACCACACAGCCCTGTTCTCTTTTTATACAGAAGTCAATGCCCGCACGGCTCATGGTTTGCAGCGTGGTGGCCCGAAGCACGCAGTCGGGGAAGGAAAGCTTTGTGAGGGTCTTCTTGCTTTGCTTCAGGTTGTCATCATTGGCTTTTTTTACTGTCTTGTGGAGGTCGGGAGCAGTGGTGCAGATGAGGTCGCCCATCATGTTGGTGACAAATGCAGTACCCACATTCGCCCCGTTCTCGTAGGTGATGGTACATGATACACCGATATAGGTGAGGTTCTTTCTGATGCTGCTCATGGCTGGAGCAAAGAGAAGGAACGGAATATCATGCTCTACGTACCAGTCGCAGATCTTTGCGAAGATGGAGAACGGAGGGTTGTCTATTACCACGCAGTTATCGGGATAGTCGAAGTGCTCGAAGTCTCCTCCAGGATAGAAGGGACGGACCACAGGGCGGTCGCCAATATCGAGGTGCTTTCGTGCCCAGTCTAATACTGCCTCATACACAGGTGGGGGGGTATAGCAGTCGTCCGTTGTCTTCTTCGGCTTGAATTTTTCTATAAATTCATCATAGTCTTGATTTTTCTTGCTCATGTCCTTGTGGAATTAAAAAGTTTATTGTATATTTGCAGCGGATCATTCCTCGAAAGAGGTTTGGACCCCACATTCAGGCAGTCTTGATTATTTCAAGTCTGCCTGTCTTATTTTATATGTATATCGTATAACTTAAAACATTTATAGATTATGACTAAATTTTCTTCGGAATTACTCGACGTGGCTATCAGTAGCTTCAAAACTGACGTATGGGTGCCAGGCGAAGTGTTATTCCACAATGCCCCAGAAGGCTTTGGTGATGCCATCCGCTTTTTTGTGAAGGAAGGCCTCCTTGAAGAGTCTCGCAATCACTACAAGATAACCTTTAAGGGTAAGGCTCTTGTAGATAACGGTGGTTTTGTTGCTAAGTACCGCCGTGAGCGTATCCAGTTTTATAGTGTTATTATCGCAACCGTTGTGGGTGTGATTAGTCTGGTGGTCTCTATTATCGCAATCTTTCTTTAGATTTGCTACCAAGGAAATGGCAAAACAGTGCCGCTTCCATTCGATTTTTCTCTTTTTTTCTTCTTTTTTGCTCATATCCTTGCGAGTTTAAAAAGTTTATTGTATATTTGCAGCGGTTCTACTTCAGTAATGAAGGTGAGCCCCAATTCCCGAAGGCTTTACTTGAAGTCTTCGGGTCTTATTTTAAATTCAGAAGACAATATCTCGGCTCTGCTATAGGTTGCGTCTTTTTGCTGTTCCCATAAGATAACCGTGATATTCTCCACGTTTTTCGCCCGACGAACTCTATCCCTAAATGCTTTGGCGATATCAGATAGCGATATATCGGACTCTACAGACAAGACTATATTGTTTGCTTGGTCTTTTCCTGTTCTTATTAGACGATCTATAGAGCTTACTGTGGGAGTGGCGCTAACTTTGTATTCTTGCTCGTAACCTAAGGATATGTTGGAGCTATCGGCTGTCTTGCGGTCCGATGGGTTTGCGATGAGGTCTATTTCGTAGCCGTACTTTTCGGCGAGGTAAGTGGCTACTCTGACGTTCTCTTTCTTCTCGGTCTTGCCGTGCTTGGAGCTGACGCGCACTTTGCCGTGCTTGGTATCGCATTCGTAGAACACCTCCGGGGCATTCTCTTTTCGTTTAGCCCAGCATTCATGGGTCTTGATGCATGAAGCGCACAAGTCGTTCTCTGGTACAAAACCAAGCTTCAGTTTTCCCTTCGCCACATCGCAGTCATTACACCGCTTGATGGTGTAAGGATTATAGTCGGGCATGGTTTTGCCCTGCTTGCCACTGTTGAAGCGGAAAATGTTATATCGTTCGCCGTTCATGGCTTCCTCGCCCCTGCTCATGGCTTCAGCGTGCTCTGTGGCCGGATATTTCTGCTTTCGCACCTGTACTACGGTACAGCGACAGTTCCATCCATTCGGCGGGTAATAGGTTTCCCAGAAAGAGTCGCTCATGGGGAGTGTTACCCCATCGAGGGCAGCGTGTTCCGGGCGCACCTTGTCATCCTTGGCCGTGCGGTACTGCAGGTTGTATCGGTCGCCATCCTCGCTGAACTGTTCCCACTTCGCTGCCATGGTGGCAGAAGCCTGTACGAAGTTGTATTCGGCATGCAGATAGTTGGCATTGTAGGTGCTGTTGATCTTCTGAACATCGTTCAGGAAGCGTTCGAACGGCTTTTTATTGCCATTCTCATCGAGCATGGAAGGGAAAGCCTCGTTGAGCTCGTGGAACGTCTTGATGCCCGAGAAGATGTAGTTGGAGCGGGTAAGCCGCTCGCGCATCTTGTCGCTCATCTTGACTTGAACGAAGCTATTATTAAGCATCGTGGCGTGGGTGCTGATAAACTCTTGTACATCCTTATTGCCAAGGATGTCAACGGTAAAGGTGCTGCCTTCTTGGCGGAACATCGCCTTGAGTGCGTTCTTGTACTTCTTTGTGAGGTCTTCGTTAGGCAAACAAACTTTCTTTCCAGAGCCGTAGTCAAGTAGTTGCTTGGCAATAGGAGTTTTTGTCTGTTTCATGTGGGAGAGTGCAAGGATTTCCTCAGGGAAAGCCTTACCACTTAGTATTGCTGAGTTCAGTTCCGCCTCAAACTCGGCACGATTGGTAAGGGAATACTCGGACAGTTGCTTCTTGACAAATTTTCTGTCCGCGTTGTCCAAGCTCCATTCGTGTTCGACCGATCGAAAGAAATCGGGATCATTACAAAAGTCGATGTAATGCCCTAATTCGTGTAAGATGGTGTTTCTTTGTGCATGCCATCCTCCACGGACTGCATCATCAGTGTCCTTTACCCATGTTTTATAAGCACGTTTATTCACATTGATGATATTGGGTGCTCCTTCGCATATAGCAGCGTGGAAATTTGCACGAGTTAGACCAGAAAAACGTTTTCTTCCTCCTAAATCCGCCTCACGCAAATCGGGTAGTTCTGTTACAATCCCACTTCTTAACACAATCCGTGCAGCCTCTTCGGCATCTTCTCTTGCATACTTATTGCTGATAGCGCTTGCCCATTTCTTTGCTATTTCTTCAATATCCTCCTCTTTGGTCAAAGATATGAATGGCGGCACGTCCATGCCCTTCAGTATCTCCTTGTATCTCGAGTGTAGCCCCTCGTAAGCTTCGGGGCTCAGTCGAAAAAATTCTTCAGGTCCTTTTTGTTGTCCTTGTCTGCAGGCTCGCTGCCGAAGAGTGAAGGCTGCTGGATGCGTTCACCTACGGGCATATTGTATTTGTCGGCGAAGTACTTGCCGTCCACCACGTATCGGTCGGATATCATCTTCTCATACTCCATCTGCTGCTCCGGGGTGTAGCTTGGACTGTCATCCCATGCGAAGTGATACCCCTGCAGAGGGAAACCGTGGCTAATCATGCGAGGAATCAGCTGGTTGTTGATGGTGTTGGCGAGCAACTTGGCATCGCTCTCCACTAAGTTTTCAAACACCTTCAGGTGGGTCTGGCTCTGCGAGAGGCTGCTACCGTCCTCGATGGTCATAGTCTGGCCGATGATGAGTTTGGAGATTTCGGAGTTGGCACGATCCACACGCTTGTCGTAAACATTGAACGCGTCGCTCTTGGCGCTTTCTACGATTTGGATTTCCGTGCCCGTAGGCAGTACGGCATAGCCAGCCTGACCCATACGCGCCATCATGTCGCTGATACGGTCCACCTCCTTCTGATCCCTGGATCCGGTGGTAGCAACACGTAGTGGCATGCCGAAGATCTCGCTGAAGACATCCCATGCCGCCAGTACGTTCTTCTTAGGTATGCAATGGAGTGAAGCTTTGAGGTAAAGGCCGAGGTCGTCGGGTCTGCCCACCTCGATGAGGTTGCCGAACCATTCCGGCTCGTGGTAGTCGATACCCGTAGTCCAGTCCTGTCCGAGGTCGGTGATGACGCGGTGGTGCTCGGGGATGACGTACTTGCGATCAACCAACTTCACGTCGTTATAGGACAAGCATCCGTCGCCATCGGTACCGAGGTCTCCGAGTTCGATGAGCGAGTGCCCCCAGTAGGGAGTAGTAAGCACGAGGCGGCAGAACTCCACGAACCATTCCTGCTCGAGGAAGTGCTTGAGGTCGTCGTTGGGTGTGCCGTTCTTGTCCTCCAACTTGAAAGAGCGAGACATGACGAAGCCCTTTCGCTGGTCGATACAGCCAGAGAGGTGGGCATCTATCTCGGTGTCGCGATAGATGTCGTAGAGCACCTGGCGGTTGGGGCTTTCCACGCTGATGGCGAGCTGCCACGCACGTCGCCACTTCTGTATGTCGCCCTTGGTGAGCGCCTCGGTGGTACGCTGCAGTTTGGCGATGATGCTTTCCACCTGTCGGCGGTTGTTCTTGCCTATCAGTTCTATGTCACCATATTTGGTTCTCCAGAGCTGCGGTCGACCGAGGAATGCTCTCCAGGCATCCTCTATGCGGTCTTTGGCTCTATTTATGTTCAATCTTGCCATTTTCGTTTAATGTTTAATTTAAAAGTAAAAAAGTAAAAAGGTAAAAAGAGCCTTCTTACCGATTATTATTCCGACTAACACCTTACCAGCTGTGACGGTCGGGCCCGTTGCCGTATGCCAGGACCCCTCCCTGCGAGATGTCGTTGCCCGACTCGTCAGTGGCGACAGGCAGGTCGGGTACTATCTTGCCCGCCTGTACGCCCTCGAGCCACTTGACGGCCCGCTCGTAGCGCTCCTTGCGGGTCTCGTAGCCCATACGGTTGGGGAGCGATGCAGTCATATTGTAGAGCGCGATGTCGGCGGTGTACATGACGAGCTGGCGGTTTCGCTCATTGCCTTGGGTGGCAAAGATGCGGTCGGTGTCGTACTTGGGTCGCAGATAGCCTGCCACTTCCTCCTGTGCCTCCGCAATGGCGTTGCTGACATTGTCGGGGTCGGCACCCGTGATGGCCTTGAGCGAAGCTTCGCTGCTCACGACCTTGAAGTCTTCCTGTGTGATGAAACTCATAATTTAATGAGAAATTAGAAATGTTTTTGTTACCATGAATTCTTTGGGCGCATTCTCTTGACTATTCTCGGAACGAAGGCAGCCACTCTGCCCTGCTTCTGGAGGATGTAGATAGCGCCCTCGTCGGCATCGGGCGCATCGTCGTGTGCACGGCTGCCATGTTCGAGCGAGAGTGTCTGGTCGATGCCCACCTGCATATCCTCGGAATCTCGGAGCGCCTCGTTGTAGAACACCACGCCACGCTCCCAGAGTGGAGCTATGGACTCGATGCGCTGCAGCTTGTCGGGCTTTTTGCGGTTGTCGGCCGTGATGGGCAGCTGATAGCCACGCAGGTCGCCCTCGGCGGCAAACTCATCGAGGGCGGTATCCTGCATCAGGTTTCCCTCCATGAGGAACTGGATGCTGGCTCCCTCTTCTAAGCTTCGCTCATAGAGATTGTAGAGCCACCTCACCATGGCACCCGTGGTTTCCTGACGCACGAAGCAGTCGATGAGGTGCAGTTCCTTGCCGATGCTACCCCAGAGTCGGCACGCCTTGTAGTCGTTCTCGGTGGTGGACTTCCACGACGGGTCGGTATAGCATACCAGGGCATCGTACTTCGAGAGCTTCGGCATACGCTTGTACTTGATCCATTCGTGCCGGAAGATGGTGCCGTCCTTGATAGGGTTGTGCATCATCTCCTTGTTCCAGTCGCGGTAGCCCACGAATTCGCGATAAGCATCCACCTCCTCGCGTGTCCATTTCTCCTTCCATGTAGGGTCTCCGTTTTTATCTATGGCATACACCTTGGAGAGAAATACGCCCTTGGTGTGGGCAATATTGAAGAGCACAGAGTTCTTTGAGATGAGGTTGCCCACCATGATGAAGCGGCCACGGCCCACATCCAAGGATCCGAAGAGGGCTGACTTAACCCATGAGGTAAGTTCACGGACACGCTTCTCGTTCTTGCAGAGCTCATCATCATCGAGGTCGTCGATGACGATATAGTCGGGACGTGCCTCACGGTCGCGCAGACCACGGGGACTCTGACCGCGGCCACAGGCCAGGAACTTGACGCCGCACTGTGCCTTGAACTCGCCATCGGTCCAGTCGCCGCCGTTAGGCTTCTGTTCTCCGAAATCCGCCTTGAGTCGGTCGTTGTATTCCAGTTCTGCCTGGATATCGCCCAACAGTCGGCAGGCAGCATCCTCGCTCTTGCCCACGATGACCATGAAGTTGATGAGTCTGAGGGGCTGGAACATGAGCCACAGGGGCAGGAAAACGTCCAGATGGGTACTCTTGGCGTGGCCACGAGGCCACATGAACACCGCCTTCAGGTTGGGCGTAGACTTCACCTTGCGTGCTGCCTGGTTGTGGAACGGCGCATTGTGGATGGTGCGCAGCACCTTGCCGGTGGTCTTATCCTTGAGCTGCAGGAAGTGAGGAAAATAATACTCGCAGAAGGCAGCATAGTCCCTCTGCAGGGAAGCAATGCGTTTATTCCTGTCCGCCTTGCTTTCGGGAGCCATGAGCGAGGTGTCGGTAAGCGCAGCTATCTGCTTGCAGTGTTCCCGCCATGCCTCGATGGCCTGTTTTTTTTCTGATAGTGTAGCCATCCTTCTTTGCTTCTAATTATTATTGTTATACCTTAGAGTTCGCAACTGAAACCATTGTTCATCTTGTCGGAGATGAAGAGATCCTGGTAATAGTTGAATGTCTTGAGGAGTTCGGGTGTGATGTTCGGGTCGGTCTGAGCACGGAACTGCATCCACTTCGAGAATGCCATGAACACCTCGATGGCATCCACCACGTTGGCTTTCTTGTCGAGTTTCTGAATGACGGACGAGAGTTTGGCCAATCGGTCGCCCAGTCCGGATATCTTGTCCGGGTCGCCGGATTCGTTGACCTGGCTGATGAGGGTATCGATGGTGAGGAGGAGTTTGTTGACCAGCTCCGGACGTGTGACGTTCTTGGCAGCCCGCTGCTCTTTCCATCCCTCCGTGTTGGCCCACTTGGATATTGTTACCCTTGATACCTCAATCTGCTCGGCTATCTCGGCCTGTTCCTTACCCGCCATATAGAGGGTTCGGGCGAGGTTCTTCTTACGTTCTAATTCTGCTTTTGTCATATTCTAATATTGTTATAATGTAAATAGAAAACCACGGAGGAGCTTGATGCCCTGCGGGTTTGGTATTGCAAAATTGCGACTTTTTGGGCAATCTGCAAAAATAGTGTGCAGCGGCTTCACGGAAGTGTGCAAGCATTTCATACTTTTTTGGAGGATATGCGAAAAGTTAGTAATATTGCATCCGAAAAAAACTTTTAAAGGTAAAAAGGTAAAAAAGTAAAAAGGTAAAAAGAGCCTTCTTGCTTTTAAAGGTAAAAAGGTAAAAAAGTAAAAAGGTAAAAAAGATATGAGCAAAGGTAAACGAGTAAGAATCAGTAATGAGAGCGTGAACTGCTACGGCACTCGAATCCTTACATCAGGCATCGACCTGGCGCAGTATCAGCGCAACCCGGTGCTGCTCTACATGCACGAGCGTGGCAAGGTGGTGGGCTTGGTGAAGGATGTGAAGGTGGAAGGTCAGGACGTGACTGGCGAGCTGGTCTTTGACGAGGCTACGGACCTGTCGCGACAGCTGAAGAAGCAATGGGAGTTCGGTAGCGTGAAAATGGTGAGCGCGAACTTCCAGGTCTTGGAGATGAGCGACGACAAGCAGTTGCTCGTTGAGGGTCAACAGCGTCCGACGGTGACGAAATCGAAACTCATCGAGGTGAGTGTGGTGGATATTGGTGGCAATGATGACGCCATCGTGCTCACTCATGAAGGTAAGACAATCTCACTTTCAGCAGGACAGAATGCCATCGACGGCGTTCTTCCCCTATTAGATAATGTAAGTAAAACCCCATTAAAAAACAAAGAAATGGAATTAAAAGATTTAGCGATCAAGTTGGGTCTGAAGGAGACCGCAACAGAAGCAGAAGTGAATGAGAAGCTCGCAAGCCTCAGTCTTGCGGCAGGTAAGGTGACCGCCTTGGAGAACCAGGTACAGACACTCCAGGCGCAGCAACAGGCCGTGGAGTTGGCCGCTGTCACACGTGCGGTGGAAACCGCCATCGCCGAGAAGCGACTCGCTGCAGGCATGAAGGACCACTTCGTGGAACTGGGCAAGAAGTTGGGTCTGGAGCAGTTAAACCTCACCCTGTCGGCCATGCAGCCACAGGGCAAGATTACGGCAACCCTGCACCGAACCGACAAGGGTAATATCGTGGCAGACCCACAAGACTACTCGAAGTACGAGAAGCTGAGCGCCGTGCCAGCAAACGTGATGATGGACCTGCACGATAACCACCACGACGAATTCGTGCGCCTCTACCAGGCGGAGTACGGCTTTGAACCTGCGTAATGTTTAAAGGTAAAAAAGTAAAAAGGTAAAAAGGTAAAAAGAGCCTTCTTGTTTTTTAAAGGTAAAAGAGTAAAAAGAGTAAAAAGGTAAAAAATAAAAAACGACAATGAAAAAGAAAACAATTATCAAGATCATGACGGCATTGCTCTTCAATGCCATTGTGGGTGGAATTATCGCAACGCTGTTGGGCTGCAGCGCCATTGGCGGTGCTATCGTGGCCAGTCTCATCGCCATCGCGGTACCTGGCTTCATGCCTGAGGATGCAGCCTATGATGCTGTGCTGACAGAGGTGTGGACAGGTGAGCTGATCAAGGCTCTGCGCGGAAAACTGGATGCAGCATGGCTCAACGGCGTGCCTGACCAGAGTTCTATCGTCAGCAACGATGTAATTCACCTCGTAGATGTGGGTGCCGACCCACAGGTGCTTGTCAACAACACTACCTACCCATTGGACATTCAGGAGTTAGAGGACGGCGACAAAACCTTCTCACTTGACAAGTTCCAGACCAAGGTGGTGCCAGTGACCGACGACGAGCTGTATGCTCTCAGTTACCTCAAGATGGCCCGCGTGAAGGAAAGCTGCGCCAACGCCCTGAACGATGCCAAGTATGCCAAGGCAGCCCATGCGCTCTGTCCTACGAATAACACGGACAAGACCCCTGTGCTCGTTACTACCGGCGCAGTGGACGCCGCCACCAAGCGTATCAAGCTCTGCATTGACGACGTTGTGGCTCTGAAGCGTAAGCTCGACGCATTAGGCGTGCCTGTGACTGACCGCCGTCTGGTGCTCTGTACGGACCACGTGAACGACCTCCTGGAGACCGACCAGGCATTCAAGGAGCAGTATAACATCAACCGCAACGACGGCACTGTAGGCCGTCTCTATGGCTTCGACATCTACGAGTATGGTGCCTGTCCTACCTACAGTACTGCAGGCGTGAAGAACGCCTTGGGTGCCACACCTAAGGCTGGCGAGTTCCAGTGCTCGTTCGCATTCTACGTACCACGTGTGTTCAAGGCTACAGGCGAGACGAAGATGTACTACAGTCCTGCGGAGAGCGATCCTCAGTATCAGCGCAACTTAGTATCTTATCGTCACTACTTCATCTGTATGCCAAAGAAGGAGGATGCCGGCGGTGTGATCTACAGCGGCTATAAGGCTTCTTAACAAGGCTTCAAATCTTCATCATATACTTAACATTAAATTCAAACGGTTAGAAAGGCGATGACAGACATGATTATGAACATCCTGCAGTGGGCTATCCCGAGCGGCGGCATAGGTGCTGCCATCGTCTGGATAGCCAACCGAAAAGTAAAGGAGGCCGAGCAGGCGAAGCACATACACGACACCTTCAAGGAGATGTATGGCGACGTGAGCAAGGAACTCTTAGCTAAACAAAAAGAACTGAACGATGCAGCAGAAGACAATGCAAAGGCTATCGGGGAACTCAACCGCGAGAACGCCCGCACGCGCTATGCGCTCAACCGCCTCACAAGGGCTATCGAGGCTATACAGCTGTGTCCTCATCGTGCTTCTTGTCCTGTCAGCGGCGAGCTGCAGAACCAAGAAGACGGCGCTGACGCAGACGCAGCAGACGCAACAGGCAAGCAGCGCAAGCCAAGACAGCAGCGTAAGCCACGACACGACGCTGACGACGAGCCTGACGAGGGCAAGCGTGACGGCTGACGAGGAGTGGCAGCAGGCGTGGCTCATCAGACCACTGGAGGGCGGCGGTTATCGCATCGAGGGTAGCGGAAAGTCGAAAGAGCAGACGCATCTCGAGGGCGAAAAGTTCGCTGGCCGCACTTCGGGGAGCACTGTTTCCAAGACGAATAGAACGGCATCAGAAAGCCGTTATAACGGTGTAGAAAGCGTGGAAGAGAAGAAGCCTCCCGAACACGACTGGGCGATGTGGACGTATGCGGTTATCGGATTGATCCTAATAGTTTATTTATCAGTAATCATTAAAAAAAGAGAATAGAACATGGAACATATATTAGACGGAACCGACCTCATCCTGTCGGTGGGTGGCGGTGCGCTTGCCTTCAGTACCGGCTGTAAGATAACGACGCAGACGGAGACCGGCGAGCGGGTGACCAAGGAGGCTGTGAGCGGCAAGTGGAAGGAGAAGTACGTGAAGAGCTACTCGGAGAGCATCAGCGCCGACGGCGTGGTGTGCACAGACGGAACCACGGACGCTCCTACATACGACCAGCTGAAGGATATGCAGATAAGCGGCACTCCTGTTGACGTGGCATACAACGTGCGCGAGGCAGGCAGCCGTTCGGGCAAGACAGCCGGTGGCTACAAGGGTAAGTTTATTATCACCTCGCTGGACCTCGACGCCCAGGCAGGCGACGACTCGAAGTACTCCATCCAGTTGGAGAACTGCGGCAAGGTGGAGAAACAGACAACAGGTCTGCAGGCGACGGCCGCAACGGTCCACTCTGCCGACGAGGGTAATCAAAACGTAGTAGACTAAAAGTTATGAACAAAGGTATATCATATATCACCGTAGGCTGCAGGGAGCTGCCCTGCCGCCTGACGATGGGCGCCATGCTGCTGTATAAGCGCAACATGCAGAAGGACGTGAGCCAGATGAGCGGTGGTGACATCGAGGAGCTTCTGATGTTTATGTGGTGCTGCGTGAAGTGTGCTTGCAAGGCCGACGGAGTGGACTTCGAGACGGACTTTGAAACGTTCTGCTGCCAGATCACTCCCGACGACCTGAACGCCTGGAACGAGGCGATGGCACAGACGGGTGAAGATAAAAAAAAATAGCCGGCGAAGCTTCGTCGACTGATGGCTGCGAATATGAGCCCACGGATGTGGAGCATCTGCAAGGTGTAGCGATGGGGTGTATGGGTATGAGCAAGGATGACTTCTGCCGATGCACCCCTTCTGAGTTTTATGCGGCGTATGACGCATGGTGGCAACGGGAGACGGACTTGGAGCGTGGCAGGTGGGAACGTATGCGGATGCAGTGCCTGTGCTCTCTGCAGCCCTACTCGAAGAAGCAGCTGAGGGCGCAGGACTTCATGAAGTTCCCATGGGAAAGTGAAGAGCAGAAGGCAACATCTTGCCGAAGTCAGCAAAATGGTCAGAGCCGTGAGGAGATCATGGAGCGGTACAGGGAGGCTAAGAAGCGAGCGGGACTATAGGATAATTGGAAATGAATAATTTAGTCCCCCAGCTTGCTAACGAGAAGCCCGAGAAAGAACAGAAGGAACAATCCGGACAGACTGCCGAAAACCATCATAGGAAACACCACCCCGAAAGAATGGTTTCCGTCGAAGTATATCTTAGTCTGCCACTGGCAGAGCATAAAGAAGAGTATTGCCAGAGCGAACGTTATCCGTGTGATACCCCTTGTGGATTTATTCTTTGTGGCTCTCTTCTTGATGACGACTTTAGTTTTTCTATCCATTGTGTTATTGTTTAATATATGACACGCTGCAAATATAAACATAAAATCAGAAACGACCAAACAAAAACGATATAAAAATGGCAAAGGAAGTAAGTTTTACGATAAAAGTGGACGACAAGGGTACCTTGAAGAAGGTAACCATGGATGCAGAACAACTGGGCAGAGCCGTGCGGTCAGTACAAGATGAGAGTGAGAAAGCAAAGCGCAGCGTATTGACCTGGGCAGAAACGGCTCAAGCTATCGATGTATTACAAAGCTCTATCGGAGAACTGCAGGGCGTGGTAAGCGACCTAACCTCTGCTTACCAGGTACAGCTCGTGGCAGAAACTCAAATAGAGACCATCATGCGTCAACGTATGGCAGCCACTGATGAGCAGATACAGAGTATTAAAAATCTCTGCTCAGCACAGCAAGAGTTAGGTGTAATAGGCGACGAGGTGCAGTTGAGTGGAGCGCAGCAGATGGCAACCTTTCTACAAAACAAGCGGAGTCTCGACGTGCTCATTCCTGCCATGAATAATCTTTTGGCACAACAGAACGGACTGAATGCTACCAACCAAGATGCTGTCAGTATCGGCAATATGATGGGCAAGGCAATGCAGGGACAGGTGGAGACTTTGCAGCGTGTCGGTATAACCTTTGACGAATCCCAGAAGAAGGTACTCCAGTATGGTACCGAGAGCGAACGTGCTGCTATGCTCGCTAAAGTTATCACGCAGAACGTAGGCAACATGAATGCCGAGCTGGCCAAGACTGACGCAGGAAAACAGAAGCAACTGGAGAATACTCTTGGTGACATTAAGGAGCAAATGGGTGCGCTTGTACAAGGCATTGCACCATACGTCACCATGGCTTCACAGATAACCGTCACTATAACAGGTGTGGTAAAACTCACTACTTCACTGTATGCCGCCACCAAAGCCTTCGGCACGCTGACGGTGGTGACCGAGACGGCAAGCAGGGCAAAGGTGGGTATGACGGCGATAGCGAGAGTGCTGACGGCAACGCTCAACGGAGAAACTGTAGGAGCCACCACTGCTGCAGTAGCCACAAGGGCACTGAGTGCAGCTGTCAAAGGTCTACTAATCTCCACAGGTGTAGGTATCGCTATCGTGGCACTTACTGAAGCTATCAATTACCTCATGAATAGTAGTGACGAAGCAGCAGACAAGGTGGACGGCCTGACAGAGGCGGAACAGCGTGCCAAGCAGGCTCATCAGCAGACAGCACAGGAGATTGCAGGAGTACGCAGCGAGATGGACCTGAATATTCTTGAACTAAAGAATTTCAAAGGCAGCAAGGAAGAGGAAAAGAAGCTCGTCGGCGAGATGAACACCAAGTATGGCGAGGCAATGGGGTATTACTCCACCGCCGCACAATGGTACACCGCTCTGACCAAGAATTCGAAGATGTACTGCGACCAGATGATCAACGAGATAACCCTGCGCAAGCTTGCCAACGAGGCCGCCAATCTGCGACAGCAGCAACACGACATCCTGAAAGACGAGAACGGAAAGACAAGAACCTACAGCACCAAACGGAAGATAAAAACAATCACACACGTATCGGGCGGCGACCCCAATGCTCCTGATGTCACCATAGAGAAGCGCGAGGAGGTAGGTTCGAGCGAGCTCGAAAAAGCACAGGCAACATACAACGGGTTGCGGCGCAGAGAACAGGCAATCCGCAAGCGCATGCAGGCGATAGTGGGCAAGTCGGCATCATACGTACATACAGAGGGATATAGTGCGACACCTCCGTCCGGCACAGGTGGCAGAGTCAGAAGTGGCGGAACTACCAACCATACCCCGTCCGTGACCGACAGGAAAGACGAACCACTGAAGGGTAGCATCGACTGGTATACAAAGGCCATTGACGAGAAAAAGAGACAGCTCAGCGCCACTGCCAACGAGGCAACCGCCAAGTCGCTCAACAACAAGATGGAGGCACTACAGCGCAACCTCTACTTCCTGAAGGTACGCATAGGCGTGGAGGTTCCGCCACCCATAGAGGTGAAGAAAACCATCAAGCCCATGGCAGAGCAACTGCAGGAGTCGTTCGACGACATGCAGAAGTATCTGAAGGAGCACCCTCTGCAGGTGCAGGCCGACCCCAAGCGCCTGGAGAAGCTGGCGCAGAAGATGGAAGATTTCGAAAAGATCAAGGGCTTAGGCAATGTAGACCTGGGCAACTTTGAGGGCGTAAGGAAGGCGATGACAGATATACAAGGCATAGTCGACCCTACCGCTAAGGGCTTCGCTGCAGCCGGTACGGCCTGCCAGGCTCTGGGTGGCGCCATGCAGCAGTTGGGCAGTGACTCGGCCGCAGCCAAGGCAGGATTGGTGATGGCAGCCATCGGACAATTAGCGCTGTCGTTGGCCACAGCGATGACCGATGCTGCTAAGCAGAGCTGGATAACATGGTTAGCCTTCGGAATATCGGGTACAGCGCAACTCGTGAGCATGGTGGCGACGATCAGTCAGTTTGCCACAGGTGGTATCGTGGGCGGCAACAGCAAGAGCGGCGACCGAGTACTGGCTCGTGTGAACTCGGGCGAGATGATACTGAACGCCGCCCAGCAGGCACAACTCTTCGCCATCGCCAACGGCAGGATGCAGCCGACGGTAAACACGGACGTGCTGACGAGACTGATGGCAGGAGGCGCAGGCGGCGTGAAGGCTGGCAGTGTGGTGGGCAAGATAAGAGGCAGGGACATCGTGCTGGTGACCGCCAACGAGACCCGCCAGATGCGCCGTCGGTCGAACATCAAAATCTGATTGAAAGGTAAAAAGGTAAAAAAGTAAAAAGGTAAAAAGAGCCTTCTTGCTGATTGAAAGGTAAAAAAGTAAAAAAAAAGCAGATATGTATATACACGGAAGTTGCTGTAACGAGAGAGACGTGGAGGTGAAGGTGGAGATACTGACCCACGGCGACCGCACGAAGGAGGTGGAGATAGGTGGCGAGGGAAGCGACATCAGCTGGAGCAAGGACCCCGTGGAGACGATCACGCAGGTGAACGACAGCTTCGACGTGCTGCTGATGAGTCAGGCGAGCGTGCGGCTGCTGTGCCGCAACTACGTGGCTGACTTCTTCTGTTCGTCGTGCCGCGACGCGGTGGTGAACATCTATGAGGGCGGTCGCTGTGTGTTTGCCGGCTACGTGGAGCCTCAGGCGTTCTCGCAGGGCTACAACGAGGTGTGGGACGAGGTGGAGCTGACGTGTGTGGACGCACTGGGTGCCCTGCAATACAGCACCTATCGGAACGTGGGCACCGCAGGCTCGTCGTATGAGAGCGTGAAGCTGCAGGCCTGCCAGCGCAGTTTCCATGACATCGTGAGCGAGATACTGACGGGGGTGACGGAGAACCTGGATATATCGGGCGGCAGAAAGACGGCGGTGCTGTACGACGGGTCGAAGGCCATCGATGCTACCGATGCCCGCCGTTATTCCATCCTGGACGACCTAAGCATCAGTGAGCTGCTCTTTCTCGGCGACGAGGAGGACGACGTGTGGACACAGGAGGACGTGTTGAGCGAGGTGCTGCGCTATCTTAATCTTCACATCGTGCAGGACGGCTGGAGGATGTACGTCTTCAGCTGGGAGACGATAAGAGCCGGTGAGACTACGGTATGGTGCAATATAGAAGACGGTACGACAGCCGTGCAGACCACACCAGAGAAGGTGACGGTGGAGACGGCCATCGTGGCAGACTGCGACACACAGATAAGCATCGGCGAGACCTACAACCAGCTGCTGCTGACGGCGAGCGTGACGAAGACAGAGGAACTGGTGGACGACCCGTTAGACAGCGACTCCCTGGAGAGTGTGTACGGCAAGCGCCAGTTGCTGCTGACGGAGTATAGCGCCGACGGTGAGGGCTGGGCTGCGTATGACGGTATCGAGGAGATGGTGATGAACGAGGGTAAGACAACTTACGAAGGAGCAAAGGTGACCGACTGGTTCGCACTGGTGAAGAATCATCCCCGATGGACCTTCTATGCGCCCGACGGCAGGAACATGCTGGAGCTGACAAGCGGAACAGACCAGACGCAGCTGATAGACATGCTGGGCAAGATGATGTGTGCGGCGCTGATAGTGAGCACGGGTAAGGTGCAGAAGAGAGGCGACGGCTCGGACAACTCGCCCACGGCAAGCATCAGCATGACCGACTACATGGTGATAACGACCAACGGCAACGGCAAGGACGCTGAGGGTGAGTACCGGCCATCGGCAGACGACATCAAGAACGCCATACCCTGCGCGGAATATACGGGCAACGTGGCGGGCGGTGTGCTGTCGCCTGCCGACCCGATGGTAACCAACTATATAGTGATATCGGGCAAGATGGTGCTGAACCCGCTGATGAAGATGACGGACTACTGTACGACACTCTACGACAGATTCCTGTACGAGCGGGAACATCCGCAGCCGTTCCCCTATTATTGGCACAAGACGGTGCCGAGCCGCAACAACAGCGACGGCAGATACTACACCCGCAAGCACTGGCACGAGGAGGCGACAGCGATAAATGGAAGCGCCTGGAACAAGGGACCCGACATAGAGGGGAATCCGGGCTTCGTACCCTACACGGCAGAAGGTCCGCAGGAGTATGAGTATCAGTACAGTGCGTATGGCGACAGCACAGACAAGCTGTCGAAGGTGCCCATCCTGGCGTGTATGCTCATCGTGGGCGACAAGTGCGTGGTGGAGAAGGCTCCTGGCGAGAAGCTCGGAACGGACACGGCCGGTACCGGCAACGGCGAGAAGCAGGACTACGTGTGGCAGAAGTACAAGACCAAGGCCGAGTGCAGCAGTGATGATGAATACTACGCACAGAGTTTCACCATCGGTGTAGATCCGAAAATAGGCGACAAGATGGTGGGTACGGTGTTCGACGTACAGAACAACGTGTGGTACTACGACGGCATAGACGCGGAAGGCACTGCCATCCCTGTGAGGTATGAGGACAAGGTGAGCGGACAGGTGAAATTCATCATCCTCGGTCCTGTGAACATTACATGGGAGGAGATCGTGAGGAGGCACCCATCGTTCTGGCGGCACACGAAATGGTCGACCCGCAGTGTGCCACTACTGGCACATACATCGTCGATCATGGTGGAGAAGTTCGAGGTGAAGGTGGTGAGCGACAACGGAAAGGCAGAGGTGCCAGCTGGCGACAGCGACATCGTGTATATGAGCGACACGCAGGAGGCCTTCGTCAACAAGAAGGATGACCTGGAGTTCAAGATCACGACCGCGCTGACAGCCGCGGACTGCAAGAAACTGGGCGTGGGCAACAGTGTGTTCCTCTCTTCTCCTCTATGTACGGCTACTTCGACACCGCTGCTCTCGATATACAACAGGCGGACACAGGAACAGGCGAAGCCAGAACAGCACTACGTGAACGACTACTGGGAGGAATGGCACGAGCCGAAGGTACTGATGGAACAGAACTTCATGGATGAAGGCAGCACGGTGTCGCTGTTCAACCTCTACCGGCATCCTGCCATCGGCAAGACCTTCGCCGTGCAGGGTATCAGTCGTAATCTGACAGAAGGCACCGCACAGGTGACACTGAAGGAGACCGATTGAAAGGTAAAAAAGTAAAAAGGTAAAAAGGGCCTTCTTGCTTTTAAAGGTAAAAAAGTAAAAAGAGGCTTATTGCTTTAGAAAAAGTTTAGAACAACATTCAAATCGTGTTAGAATATGATTAAAACGAAGATATACACCAAGCCCAAGAACACGGGCGCATCGGGCGGCAGTACAACCAGGGTGACCCGCCTGCAAGGTATTGCGACAGAAGCCGAATATGCCAGCAAGGCGGGGCGTGCGACTGAGGCAGACAAGGCTAAGGAGGCAGGCAGCGCACAGTATGCAGAGCAGGCAGGACATGCCGGTACTGCAGGTTATGCCACGAAGGCTGGCGAAGTGTCCCTCTCGGCAGAGGCGCTCGATCACTTCGCACGCAAGGATCAGGACGAGACCTTCAAGGGGAATGTGGGGTTTAAGAAAAACGTGAATATCGAGGGTGCAGCTCTCTTTGCCGACGTGGTGACAATGCTGAAGAAGCTGAAGGCACAGGGCGGCATCGAGACCGACTATATACGTTCAGCTAACTACGATGAGGATACGCAGCAGGGCTTCGGGATGTCGCGCACGAAGAACGGCGGCTATCGCCTGTCGCTGAGCGAGCTGGAGGTGTGGTGTAAGGCTATCTTCCACGAACTCGAGATACGCAAGTTATCCTATGCAGGAGGAAATATATATCTTTCGGGCGCAGGCTCGAAAATTGTGCACGTGGAAGAGCAATACTCCGTATCGGGTGTTGTGACAGGCTGGAAGTGTTATCTCTTGGCAGATGATGGCAGTACGGCGACGCAAAACCTGTGGCGCGTGAAAGACCAGGCACGCTGCCAGAGCTTCAATATCCTCGAAGGGAAACACGAGGGTGTGAGCAATAAGAGCTACTGGCGACTGGTGACAGAGGTGAGTACTCAGCCTGTGACCATCAAGACTGCGGACGGTACGGCGCTGTATGGTGGTAGACTGTTTGACTGGGTGACATTGTCGGCTACTGACTGCATGGTGGGCAGCGATACGCCTGCAGCTGGCGACACCATCGTGCTCGATGGTGCCAGTGAGGATGCAACACGTCAAGGAGTATTGATGCTTGAGAGTACTGGCAATGGTACACCTCGCATAGTGGGTCTGCGAGGCGTTAGCTCATATTCGCATGAGGGCAAGGAGGTATTTGTCTTTTCTCCTGACGGGTCGAGATTCTACAGCAATCTGTTTGAATGGGTATCTCCAAGCGGTGACACCATGCACATGGTGAACTACAGAGGCGAGTGGAAGGCAGGAAACTATGCCTACTACGACCAAGTAAATCACAACAACGCACTGTGGACTTGTATAAACGAGAACGGAACAAGCCAAGAGCCTTCGGACGCAAGCAGTGACTGGCAGAAGGTGCTGTCGGGAGAAAAGGGTGAGAAAGGTGAAAAGGGAGATAAAGGTGACGAAGGACCACAAGGACCTAAAGGAGAAACAGGTGCGCAGGGTGAAACTGGCGCACAGGGACCGCAGGGAGAGAAAGGTGAGCAGGGTTCTCCTGGCGCAAACGGAACTAACGGAGAGGACGGAGTGAGCATACTTCTCGTTCAGCCCATCGTGCTCGACACTGACGATAACGGCATCGTGTCGGACACCACGGCAGAAGGACGAGTAAAGGTGATGAGAGGTGGCGAGAATGTTACTAACGAGTGCTCGGACGTAAGGGTGAGCTATATGCAGAACTGTACGGCTGCGGCAAGTTTGGCTACAGGATACATAAAGGTGAAGCTCAATTCTGTGAACACTATTACTCTTGCGAGCGGAGAAAAGGTGTCGGTGAGCGAGGGATTTATCACAATCGCATTCTCTCTCGGAGGGAAGAGCTACAGTACACAGGTTCCGTTCTCGGTGAACGTGTCGAAGTATATGGGTAGTGTAAAGGCTACGGCAAAGCAGTATCAGTCGCAATTTAAGGCATTGGAGAACGACCTCAAAGGTAGCAATCCTACCGTTCTCAACGCCTACACATCTACTATCAAGCAGACAGCGAAGGAGATTACTCTCAGTGTGACTCAGAGCCAGCAGGGACGACACAACCTACTGCGAGATACGTCATTGACAAGGAAGGGTGATATATATTATTCGGACGGCCTCTTCCAGCCTACGATTACTGGAGGTGTGAACGGCCATAATGCCATCCGCTTCTCGGTGACGGGTAACGGAACGCCTCAGTACAAGGGACTTTTCTGGGGACAGCACGGCAACGGCATCGCTGTGAAGAAGAATACCGACTACACTTTCTCGGCATGGATAAAGTGCGACACGAAGTACTTACAGGTTCTTTCAGAGGTTTACAAGATGGCTGCGCTGAATAGTGGTAGAGGGGAGAGGATTCTTGCAACAAGCGGTAACACGTGGTGGCTGACAGAGGAGAACGAGGTGAACCAGTGGAGGCAGGTAAACTACACTTTCAACTCGGGCGACGCAGAGTTTATCGAGGTGAATATCTTTGTCTACAATGGCATAACCGTGGACGGAACATTTGGCTATACTGCCTCGGGTAACGGATGGATATGTATGCCGATGTTGGAGGAAGGAAGCGAGTACACAGGCTGGACTCCTGCGGAAACGGACTACGACTACCTTGGCGGCAATATGCTCGACGACACGAGGACGCTTGTTGCGAGCGGACAGTTGAGCAACCTTTATACGGCCAATGAGGTGGCACAGGACACCTACGAGGGTGCGTATGCTGTAGTTCACGGAAAGGCAGACAGAAGTAACAATAATATGTGTGACTTCCTGAGATTCAACGGAGATAACGGAAGGATTCTTAACTTCGAGCTGAGGAAGAATTATGTATTCTCGTTCCTTGCGAAGGGAAGCGGAACTCTGAGAGCACACCTGTACAAGGACAGCGTTCACGTGAATATCTACGCAGAGAACAGCCAGGGAAAGGTGACGGAGAATGTGGCGGACGGAGCATCGAATTTCACCCTGACATCGCAGTGGAAGCGATACTGGGTGCACTGGCGTATAGACCCTTATACGGGCGATGGCGATACGGTGCTGCCTAAATTCGTTCTGCTGCGAGCTCTCAACGGCTGCGAGGTTTGGGTGACCAAGCCGAAGTTAGAGGAAGGTGCTCTGATGACGGAGTACACAGAGAAAAAGACCGACCTCATAGACAGAGCCACAGCCAAGGCGGCAGGACTTGAGATTACGTCGAGCGGAGTAACTCTGTATGGCGAGAAAATAAAGGTGGAGAACACACTCTCTACCGGTCAGACTACGACAGCCGCTCTCTTTAAAGACGGAGCCATCAATGCGGCTCTGATACTGGCGCAGATGCTTACATCGCAAGGACACAACGGACAGATGGTAAGGATAGCCGATGGCCTTATCAATATCTACGGCAAGGCAGGAACTGCAAACATCCGCTTCGGTCTGAACAGTTCGGGACAGGCCGTCCTGTCGTACTACGACGACAACGGAAACTTTCTCTATGACCTCGGCCCTGCCGGTGTCGCCTCGCTCAGCAAGACCGACGCGAAGATAACTTCTGCGCAATATATCAAAGCAGAGGATGCAGGACTGACAACTCCGCTCGGAGAGAATGTAGATCTTCCGTGGGTTGACACCACCAAGACGTGGTACACGGCAACGAAGGATAACAACTACATTCTTTTCGTTGAGGGTGCGACAGGTAAAACGACAACCCTGTACCGTTACTCAGCACCAAGGGTGAACGGAAAGATAGTAGCCGACTCGGCCAACGGGTTGGGTACCTACGACCTTGCGAGTGCAGCCGACGGTAGGACGTTCACGAGCCGCACAATGGTGAAGAATGGTGCGCTGACAAATCTTGCGGATGGCGTGTTCCTTACTGCGGATGCCACGGTCTACGACAACACAAAGCTGGTGCCTTCCATCAAGAAGGGGCAGAGCGTGACAAGGCCATCCTTCTATGTACAGATAGCTTCCTTTAACGCAAAGTTCACGACACTCGCAGGGCTCGGAAGAATCTATTCAATTCAGACAGAAATAACTTTCGGCAATCTTGACGCAGGAATAATGAGCAACAATAATTACTAAACGGATATGATAACATATAAGGAATTGTATGCTACGCCTTTGGAAACGAAGGTTGCGACATGGAAAAATAATGAGGTGCGTCTTGCTGTGAACGAACGCAAGACAGAAGACGGTGAGTATCTGTATGACTGCGTGCTGCTCGGCATGAATACCGATGCGGAGCCTACTGAAGAACAGCTGACAGAGGCTCTGAGAAACAAGTGCATCGAGCAGATAACGGAGTACGATAAGAGCGCAGAGGTGAATACGTTTTATCTCAACGACGAGGCTCACTGGCTCGACTTCGAGACAAGAGACAGAGTGTATCAGGGCAACGAGCGACTTATGCGAATGGGGAGAACGGAAACGACCCTGTGGCTCGACGGCGAGTGTTATACCCTGCCTATTGAAACAGCTCAAGACCTTATCAGCAAGATAGAAGTCTACGCCAAAGACTGCTACAATGTTACGCAGACCCATCTTGACAAGGTAGTGGAGCTACAGACGATAGACGCATTGATAGCCTATGATATTACGGCAGGTTATCCCGATAAAGTACGATTAACAATTTAATTTTATAGCTATATGAAGAAAATTGTAAAAGGCAACGACTTCACGCTGATAAAACAAGACATTGAATGTTAAGACAAATTATTTAATACATAATTATGAGAAAAATTGAAAGAATTTTTGTGCACTGTACGGCAGGCTCGCAGAGTCAGTCTATAGATGATCTGAAGGCAGAGTTCCGCAGAAAAGGCTGGAAATCTCCCGGTTATCATTATGTAATCTCCCCTGACGGAGGTTTTCATCAACTTCTACCTATCGAGCAGGTGAGCAACGGAGTGCAGGGTTATAACAGCACCGCTGTTAATGTTGCCTATATCGGGGGCGTCGATTCTCACGGGAATCCTGTCGATAATCGTACAGTAGAGCAGAAGGAGGTACTTGTTGATCTCCTGCGTAAATTACACAAAATATTTCCTTCCGCTCAGATTCTTGGCCACCGCGACATTTGGGGACCGGATAAATCAAAGTGGAAAAAGATGTGTCCCTGTTTCGATGCTGCTGCGGAGTATAAGAACCTGTAGTTTTATTCCTCCTCGTTAATATAATAATCCCCTCCTAACGTCATTATAATATGATTATAACTTTGTGTAGGAGGGGACTCTTAATAATATACGCTTCGTTTTGTGAATTGAACATTTCGTTTTGCAAAACGCTAACATTTCGTTTTGCGGATTATATGAAACAACAGGTACTTTCTGCACCTTAGGAGTTTGAGAAAACAAATTACTCACGTCATAATCTGCCATTTTTACCAAACCTAACAACCGGTCTAACATCAAGTTTTTCACTTTCTCCGTTACCTTTCTAACTGGATAAGCCAACGCCATCTGCCCAAAGATATTCTCAAAATAGTCAGTTGCAGCTTTTCCCACCAAAACAACTTGACATTGCTTTACATTCAAGCCATTGTTATTCAAAGCCTCATTCAGATGATGCGAAACCAATCTAGATGCCTCACCTATAGCAGACATATCCAAGTCGTCTCGGGACAAACAATAAGCTTGCATAGAGCCATCGCTCATACACAATTCTTCATTAGCCGTCCTCACATTACTATTGAGAAATCGCAATGCTGCTTCTCGCAATATATTTTCCTCTAGTTCACGAGGCTGATAGTTATAATTAAAGAGTCCTGCCCAAATCAAATCCATTGTCTGTTTCAATCTTGGGTCACTTCCCAGTCTTTCTATTCTTATGGAATCCATAAGCGTTTCTCTAGTTACAGCATCATAAAGTTGCAACAGCAAATCATTCTTATCTACCGAAACCATAATAGCAACCTTTGCCCTTTGTTTTTCTGGCAAAGATTCCATAACAACAGGCAGCAAAAGCTGATAGTAACTTATGGAACACATATTCTGAAAGCCACCTTTTTCAAATGGGCTACTTATAAAAAGTTTCTTATCCGTATCTATTTCTGGGGCAAACAGGAACACCAATGGCAACTTAGATACATTGCTATCAATATTCCCGACCTCTCCATAAAAACGGTTTTGTAAGATTTTATTAACATAATACTTGATTGCATAGAATGGTAATTTATTGAGTTGCTCATCACGTCCTGCAAATCGAAATGTACGCATTTCCTTACAAGTATCGAAAATGTTAGCAAAAGCATTGGGAGCCAGTTTTTGGGTTGCCGAGTCCAACGCACTCTTGCCTATCACAAACTCATTGCCTACACATTCTATGGCAAAAGGCATCTCACCTCCACCATCCTGCATGAAATCGACAAAGCGATTGTCGCCATCCGTGCGGTAATAGCGGAAGGAGATTGTATTACGCGATATAGTTACCAATATGCAATAATTCACTTTCTTACGTCTTTATCTGTTATCAACTTCTAAATATGTCCATCAAATACTCATCGTAAAACTTCATACCTTCAAGAATGATGATAGGAGCCACATAGTCAAACCTGTCCTGACGACGAGCCTTCTGCATCTCTGGAAGATTCTGAATATAAGTATTGATATTTGCCATAGAATTAATACCATTCTTCATTTTTTTCAAGTCCACCATATCTCTTCCAAATAGACCATTTACATACTTATAGAATATTCCTGCAAAAGTATAGAAACACATTTTCGTTGTATCCAAGTTATTAGGAGATTTGAAACAAACTCCAATGCTTTCCATGAACTCTGGAGAAATACTATCTTCAAATGTAAGTTCTTCTTCATTGCCTGTACTTGTATTATAGAGAGTAAAGCCATTTTCTCCAATAATCTCAATAACTTTATCAGAGATTTGCAATGGACTTGCAATGGTCTTAGCCAATCCCTTAGATACTTCAAACTTCACCTCATTAGCTTGTTTGGCCTGGATATCTATTTTTGGCCATCCACCAAGATTACCCTTGACTACATCAATGCCACCCATACCTATACAGAACATCTCCATATAGTATTTCCTCGCAACATCTTTATTGATGGTGTATAACCATTCAAAAATGCGAGATCCTTTGCCTGCAAAGATAATCTTTACCTTTGGTCGCCAATCAGCCTTAAACATAGACAACTCGCCAGACTGACGTGCTTCCTTTACCAATTTTATAGCCAATTGCCCTGCATAATAAGTGATAAGACCTGTAACATACATATCCACACAGAACAAAGGACTACATTCTGTAGAAAGGATTTGATAAAACTCCGCAAGTTGTTTCGTATCCAACAAATCGACCACTTGTTCGAAATAATAAGGGGCAGTAGCTGCAGAATAGAGTTTTTGTCCATCATTAAACCCAAGTAATTTCAAGTTGTTGCGATGGCAGATATTAGTCAAAGCATTCTCAAACTGCGACTCCACAGATTTTGTGGCAGCAGATATTCTCTGGGCAGCAAAACGGATGGAGTTCTGCTTCAACATTTTGCTTGCCTCATTGTCCTTACAAATGACAGATATATCCGTCGTACTTCCACCCACATCAAAGCAGAAAGTTAGCTCATTGGTACTATTGATGTTGTATGATAGGAAGTTAGCCACAGCGCAAGCTTCCGTCATAGCTTTACTTGTGTCTATATCCTTGAATTCAAACTTGAATGGCTCACGATGAGGAACAAGTGATTTCTGCTCTTTTCTTACTTTCTTCGCAGAGGACGAGCTAAAAGGATTACCACAATCATCGAATGTACTTGCTGAATTGGTTACAGATTTTTTTTCTTCCTGTGAAGAGTCAAATGCATCCATAGTCCCAAAGGGATCACCAGCAAATGGATCACCAGCACCAAACGGATTGTCATTACCAAAGCCGTCATTTGATATTGTGCTGGAAGCATCCTCATTAATGCCAAATCCACTCTCACCCATCTCTATGTTCAAACCAGGCACAGTAGAAACAGACAATGAAACAGGATTCCCCTTAGCATCAACCACAGGAGAGACATGTTCCAAAGACTGCCAAATCTGGTTATATTGCAACATCAAATTATATCCCATTGCCGAAGGATACGACCATCTAAGAACATTTGGCACAAATCCTTTGACAAACAACTCTGCATAGATATGTAACAACAAAGAAGCCAAGAAAGCCTGCTTATGCGCCTTGTCCTCCTCTCTATCGCTCCATTTCATGTTGTGGATAAGTTGCACAATATTCTGACCACCTCGGAAGCCAAGTGTCATCGTATCATCAGAAACATTGTCAACAGGCAAATGACGGCAGAAGCATGGGAATCCACCTTGCACAGCCTCGCTGCGCAAGGTATTGATATCGTCCAACTCATTCTTTGGCAAACGTTGGTCATCGTGGATGGCAAGAATGCTCTTAATGGCATTCGAATACAACTTTTCATTTTGGAAAAAGAGTACATTTCGCTCAGCAGGAGCCTGATTTGCATTAGCTCCCAAGTCTGTAAAGAGCGATACTCGCTGACCGGTAAACTGTATGCCTTCTGCATATTGCATCTGCCCATCATGATAGGCCACCGAAGTATTAGTGCTTCCAAAATCCACACCAACAGTAACATCATTCAATGTACGATTCACATCAAGCATATCCTTTGGCAAGATGTCATTCGCATTTAAATTACTGCTATAATGTATCAAGACAAAGCCACTATCACAACCTGTAATATGAGTAAAGCGCACACCTCTGAAAGGGTGTTTGCTCTCATATATCTCGTATTTGTATTTACGAGTTGCAGTACGGCTATCGCTTGTTACCAAAAGTTTAGCATCTCCCAAAGCTACTCCCTTATCCGCTAAATACAGAATATTACCATCAGAATCTGTAATAATCTCATTATCATGCTTTTCATCACCTACGAATGGAACCGCACTATACTGACAGTCCTCTTGACGAGCATTGTGTGGCATCTCTGAGTACAAGAAATAACGATTCCACTTATCGGAAATGAAATTAGGCCACAACACGACATCTTTGTTTCTCTTAAAAATACCATTAATCTTATATTCTATAGGAATGGTTTTCTCCTTACGGTTACCACTTTCATCTGTAACAGATATAGTCAACCGCACTGAAAGATTAGATTTCTCCTCGTCAAACTCGGCATCCATATGCGAATTGATACTAATGCCAGCTTGAGCATACCCCAACAAAGAGCTAACATTACGACCAAACACAACCAATCCCTTTTGACTCAAAGGGATGGCAAAGAAGGCATAATCCGTACTGCCTGCCCTATGTGCTCTCAACAAAAATATAGGCAATGTCGCTATATCCTTTTCACCTTTTTCATACTCACGTGGTAGCCAAACCCTAAGCAACTTAGAATCCTTAGGCAACAAAAGTTCCTCTGGTTTAAAAGCTTTTGACACTCCATCAGCATCAGGTTCCGTGGTTATATCTCCATTATATCCATAAAGTTCCTCTGTATAATTAAGGAAACTAAATGGTAATCCAAAGCCTTGTACAGGAAGAGCACTTGCATTATTCTCATCGAGTCTTCGGTCGCGTATAAGTTTCAAGATTTCATTACGCCATGTACCCAATTCACCTTTGATTCCTTCATATGTGAGTCCAGCCTGCTTGTAGTAGTCTTCCAACTGCTTGATACGAGGCAACAACTTATCTACGTAAGCAAACAAATTGAGCAACTGTTCATCAGAAATCGTGCTATGCAGTGGGTCTGTAAAACGGTGAGTCGTAGGGTCTACAAACGCAGCATTCTTATCTATACCATAAGACACAGAAGTAAAGAACAACGAGCGAGGCGAAGTGGCACCAACCACTTGCTTATTATATTTAATCAGGTATAGAAAAGGCTGCACTTGGGCATTTTTAGCCTTACCCTGCTCTGTCCAAAGGCTGCGGTCATTCATCAGCATATTACCAAAAGCACCTTTTGGCTCATACATATTTTCCGTAGTCTTCATATCCTTGCCGTCACTATAGGCAAGTGTGATACGACGTATCTCTATTGCGGTATTATTCAAAGCAATACAAGCTATAAGACCTCGCCACTCATCTACAAGATTGACATAATATTGGTTTAGTCCAACAGAAGCATCCTTACGGATTGTCTGTATTTCATTGAGTGCATGATTGAAAAGGTCGGCACGAGCAAATACAGTTGGTACACCCGAAACAATGGCACTAACATCAACTCCATCCTGAATAGATGGAGTCTCTATATCTCGTGTAAAAGCTTGTATGCTTGAAGTCAAATCCTGCCACTGTCCAGCAGCTCCTTGTTGTTGGCTACGAGGTTTGACATTGATTACTAATGCTTTAATATCTGGCATAAGACTTATCTTTTAAACTTTTATAATTTAGCACTAAAAGGAATTGTAAAGTTGATGGCGTTGAACATATGCGCCAAGAAACGTTCTTTCATTGTGCTGACATTTTGCTTTTCATCTACAGGACGGCACTTAGGGAGATTTTTGATGAAATCATCATAATCTGTACGCTTGTCTGTCTTAAACAAGCCTGATTTTCTTTCCTCTTGAATCTCCTTACATGGATCCATTGCAGCAAGAGATATCACATTTTCCTCGAAAACCTTCGATGGGAACAAGAAACGACTCACACCTGCCAAACGTACAGAGTTATATACTTGATAAATCCATCCACGCACTACAGAACCATTAATAATACTATAAGCAAACTCCTTCATATAGTCGTCAATCTCCTTAGATTGTTCTATATTCATATTATTATAGTCTGGAATTTGCTGTTCTGAAAGTCGAGCGATAAATCCACGTGTACCTCTTGTTTCATTGGCTACATTATTATTCTGCAACAAGGCACCACCATGCTTCGAAAGTATGATATGCGCCAAAGTCAAGAATGAACCCAACTTTTGCATAAACTCTGAAGCCTTGGATTGACTCACGAAATCTGTTCCTCTGAATGTCAAATTCTTTGCCTCGTCCAATTCCACAGAACGATAAAGATATTGAGCTGTAGTATTTTGTAAATTTTGCTCATCAAGCGTAAAGAAATCGTAAGCTGCACAAGCGCTTATTAACTCCACGACATGACAAGCATTTCTTTGCTCTGCACCACCGGTTATAGTGTTGCCATTATTACTGTCCGAAACATTTAGATCCTTAGCAGGCCAACCGATATGATAGAGACGTTTGTAACGTTCTTTCACAGTCTTATCATTCTGATAAAATTGCAAAGCAGCCTGTGAGTTGATGGCAAAATAATCAGATGAAGCTATCAGTTTTTCATCCTTTCGTTGTGCATCCGAAGGAGATTGGAAACTAAAATACTCAGTAAGTAATGTAGCTCCAAACTTTACTTTGTTAAAGTCTATCGTATTTTGAGAAATGATATTACCAGCCTCTTTCAAAGCCTCAGGAACTACAGGTATAGAAGAAGCACCTGTTCCTCCAAATACAGAACCAAAAACAAAGACACGAGCACCTATACCGCTCTTCTGCAATTCTGTCAGAAAATCAGCCAACTGTAGCTCTGGTTCTGTTGCCTTATCTTTGTTTGCCACATAATGACAAGCCGCCTCTACTATGCCATGATACATCAGCATTGAACCTAAATGAGTTTGCGCACGATAGCCATGCTCCAGATTAAAGCTTTGCACAGTATCATGCTCCAAGAACAAGTCTGCCAAATCATGGTCATCTTCTTCCGTTTCCTGTCCTACACCCTGTGTAGCGCTCAATTTAGAATAAGTACTACGGTTTGCCATAGAATAATCCGTATAGAAACGATAAAGGTTCAGCTTGGAAGAGAAGAAAGTATTGGAATTCGGACTTCCACCAGGTGATTCTGGATTATCAGTCTTCACCTTATTATATAACTCAATTAATCGTTCTACACGGCCCTTATTACCATTGCTTTGGTCGGTATCAAGTGTAAGTATGTTGATTTCTTCATTGTCAAACATTCCTACAGCGCAGAGATGCACGAATGCCTCCAAACACCTCATCCCCGTGCCACCAATGGCTATAATAAATAAACTATCTTTCAT